TAATGAAAATTGATCATTATAACTTGCTTCATATGATACATTCACGGTATCTGGTATATAAAGTGCAATTGAAGTTGAAGAAATTTTCTTTAGATTTACACCTGTGATATTGCCAGCAAGCTCAGCCGTTGCTTTTATACCTGCTTGAATTGCAGGTTGTTGTGCATCTATTGTGGCCTGCGCGGCGCTTGCCCCTGTCGTATTTCCTGCAAGATTTGCGACCGCTAGGCCACCTTGCGCCAGCGTGGCCACCGCACCGGCGGCAATGCCAGAGCCTAAGTCTTTTAATAGATTGTTCGGAGCCAATGGCTTATTGTCTGGACTTGGCACTTGTATATCAAACAAAATCACATGATTTCTAGCCGGATTCGAACCTAAATCTCTAGGAAATGCTAGATTGGTTTTGAGGTATTTATTTCCATAAAGTAAACTCAGAGGTCCATTAATGGCACCGGGTACTGAGATACCTGCAACGGAAGTCGGGATAGATATAGGCATGGTTGATTTTTTTAAAGGTAATATAGGTATTTATGGCATACAAGGGTAAGTTTTCACCGAAAAATCCACAAAAATATCGTGGTGATTACACTAATATTATATACCGATCCACCTGGGAATGTAGGGTTATGACCTGGCTCGATGGTAATGAATCAATTATTGAATGGTCATCCGAGGAAATTTCGATACCCTATAGGTCTCCGGTAGACAACCGTGTTCACCGTTATTTTCCTGATTTTTACGTGAAAGTTAAGCAAAAAGATGATACAATAAGGGTGCAAATACTGGAGGTGAAGCCACACCGACAAACGATGCCGCCCGAGAAAAAGAAGAAGGTTACCAAGCAATATATCAATGAAGTAGTAACTTGGGGAATCAACGAATCAAAATGGAAATCAGCAACTGAATTCTGTAAGGACCGAGGCTGGGAATTTAAAATATTGACGGAATACGATTTAGGATTAAAATGATTAGACTTCATGTGTTGTCTGTGCCTCATACGGCATCAACAAAAGAGTACACCGTTTGTGCGTTTACTCAAAAAGTGATTAACTTTTGTAAGATGTATAAAGAGCAAGGAATGCATGTGATCCATTATGGTCACGAAAATTCTCAGGTTGTTTGTGACGAACATGTAACAGTTACCGACCAAGCATTACTGGACCGGGTGCATGGAATCTATGATTGGAGAGTTTCTGGGTTTAAGTTTACTGAGGGCGATGAGGTATATCAAACATTCAACAGAAATTGTATAGCCGAGATTGAAAAGAGAAAGCAGCCAAACGATATCATTCTCTGTTTCTTTGGTTCAACTCAAAAAGATGTTTGTGATGCACACTCCGATTTAATCTCTGTCGAACCATCAATTGGATACATATCAGCCTTTGCACCACATAAGGTCTATGAATCATATGCCGTGATGCATGGACTCCAAGGTATCAAAGCAATCAAAGACCCTGAATATAAATTTTATGATGTTGTGATTCCTTCTGGGTTTGACCTATCGGAGTTTGAATATCGAGAGAAGAAGGAGGATTATTTCCTCATGTGTGGCAGAATTGTTTGGTCGAAAGGTGTTGATATTGCAGTACAGGTTACCAAAAAGCTGGGAGTTAAGCTGATTCTTGCTGGAACCTCGCACGGCCCCCAAGATTGTAACTTGGGTGAGGAATGGCCAGATCATGTTGAATATGTCGGTTATGTCGGTGTCGAAGAACGCAAGAAATTAATGTCTGGTGCAAAAGCACTGTTCTGTCCAACTATCTACAATGAACCTTTCGGATACGTTGCAATCGAAGCAATGCTCTCTGGTACTCCTGTAATCACAGTAGATTGGGGTGCATTTACTGAGACTGTTCTTCATGGTGTAACTGGATACAGGTGTCGTACCTTTGAACAATTTTACTGGGCAGCAAATAACATTGATTCCATAAATAATAGAGCATGTAGAGAATGGGCTGAAAAGAACTACAATTTCGGAAAGATTGGTAAAATGTATACCGAATACTTCCAGTCCCTCATCGACATCCGAACAAAAGAAGGTTGGTACACCGAAAATTCAGAAAGAAAAGAATTGGATTGGCTCACCAAAATACATCCTTCTTGTTAGTATAAATAGAGGATGAAATCTACACTAACTCAAATAGCACAGCAAAAAACAGCACATGAACAGGTATTCCTGTCCCGTAAGTCTGTTGCATGGTTTCAGGAACAGACCAGACACTTGAAAAATCCAATCAAACTGGCCAAAGAAATTAAAAGTGAAAGAGACCGTCAGAAAGGAAGATTTTTGATGGGTGGTCTATACCACTTTTTCTATGATCCAATCACCAAGAATGAACTCCCATACTACGACATATTCCCTTTGGTGATTCCACTCAAGCGAGACTCAGATGGGTTTATCGGGTTGAATTTACACTATCTTCCACCGAAATATCGTGCAATTTTTCTAGATAAACTTATGCGTTTTGCTATTACTAATGATGAAGATGAGCCTAAACGACTTCGTATAACCTACGATATTTTGACCTCCACACAGAAGTTCAAAGAGTTTAGACCCTGTTTGAAACGATACTTGAATTCCCAAGTCAGGTCAAAGTTTATGACCATACTACCACATGAATGGGAAACAGCACTCTTTCTACCAACGGCAGTCTTTAAAGGTGCAACCCTTGCAAAGGTTCATAAAGAGTCTGTCATACAAGCAAAAAGTAAGGTAATCTAATGGCAGGCTCAATCGCAGAATTCAAAGCAAGTTTTAAAACTGAACTTGCGCGCCCGAATAAATTTGACGTAGATATTCCAATTCCTATTGGTCTGATTCCATACCGTGGAACTTCTCGAAAACTAAAGTTCCGCTGTGAAACTGCTGAACTTCCTGGTCGTACTATTGCGACAACCTCGATGAAAATCTATGGTGTCGAGGAGAAATTCCCCTACATGACCTCCTATGGTGATCTAAGTCTCACGTTCATTGTCTCTGATAATATGTCTGAGAAGAAGTTCTTTGATGCATGGCTAAACTGGATTTCACCTACGATTAACTACAATCTAAAATATAAAGGCGACTATGCAGTTGCACTTCGCATTAATCAGTATGATATACGGAATGAAGTCTCTTATTCGGTTGACCTGATTGATGCATATCCGATAGCAATCAATCAGATGGAACTAGACTGGTCTTCTGATGGTCATCATAAATTAACCGTTACGTTTGCATATACTTCTTGGAGAAACAACTCACTTGAAGCACTTGGAATGGAACTAATTGAAAATGTTATTGCTGATTCGCTGTTTGGTGGACTCCCTCCATCAACCCCTCGTAAATTCGGAAACTTGTTTAATTCCCCTATGCCCCCAGATCCTTACGGAAAGGATTTGGGGCCCGGATTACTTTCCCCCTAAATTAACAAAAAGGAAAATATAATATGGCTCTTCCGAAAATTGATGTTCCGGTATATGAATTGGATCTTCCACTCTCCAAAAAACACATTAGATTCCGCCCATTCCTTGTTAAGGAACAAAAGAATCTACTGATGGCTATGGAGTCTGGTGACAAACAATCAATTGAACAAAATATAAAACAAGTTCTCAACAATTGCACAGTGACTGAAGGTATTGATATTGAGAAACTTCCTGTGCTAGATGTTGAATTTTACTTTCTGAACCTTCGCGCAAGGTCTGTAGGTGAAGTGGTTGAAAACAAATATCGTTGTGATAACAAAGTGGAAGACAAGGTATGTGGTAATATCATGGAGACTTCACTGAACCTACTTGAAATTAAAGTTGAGAATCTGGTCGAAGGTAATGATATCATTCAACTCACTGATCAAATTTCGATTAAGCTAAAGTATCCGGAGTTCTCTATACTGAAAAAACTCTCTAAATTAGAATCTGTCTCTGATGTTGCATTCAAAATGATTGCAGAGTCTGTTGAGTACATCTATGACGGTGAACAGTTCTACTATGCAAAAGAGACAACTGCCGAAGAATTGATTGATTTCATTGAGAATCTAAATCAGAAACAATTCTCGATGATTGAAGATTTTTTCGGAAACCTTCCTAAGATTGAAAAGAAAATTGAAATGAAATGTTCCCGCTGTGGTTTTGAACACAAGCTGGACGTTGAAGGGCTCGAAAGTTTTTTCGGCTAATCTTTTGCCATGATAACCTGAGAAATTACTATAAAACTAATTTCTCGCTGATGCAGCACCACAAGTACAGCCTGACGGAACTTGAGAATATGATACCGTGGGAACGTGATGTATATGTGGGTATGCTAATACAATATGTTGAGGAAGAAAATAACAAGTTAAAACAAAGACAAAACGAGAGAAAAATTAGATGAACTCGAAAGACCAAGAAATCGAGAAGCGCAGAATTTTAGACCCATTGATTGATAAAGTCTTTGGGTCTTCTCGTTCTTCCGGGATTAAGAATGTTTCAAAGAGAACTGAGGCACTCGCAAGTAGAATCAGCAACGACTTAACTTCGATTGTTAAGATGACTTTAAAAATTCAAACAGCTATTCAGAGAAATCAAGAAAGTATACTCACAAAACCTGTGGCTGGTCTAGATACAAGTAAAGCAGTTAAAATTCTGGATAATATGCTCTCCTTCATGCAAAAAAGCAGAGAGCAGGATACACAAGACTTTGATACACAATATTCATTCAATGAAATTAATGAATATGCTGCCGCAGATAGACACAAAGAAATTATGGATGTGTTTATTCAGGCTACTAAGAAAAAACGCCAGGTTCAAAATAAAATGGCAAGAGAAGCAAAGAGCCGCAAAGGTGCAAAATCAATAGCAGGAGTAATAGCAACAGGAGTAGCAGGAGTAGCAGCGGTAGCAGCAGCAGGAGTAGCAGGAGCAGCAGCGGTAGCAGCAGCGATAGCACTGGCATCAAAAATAGAAGCATCAGCACTCGACGACGACGAATTACCAACTGGAACTGTTAACCCGAATGCCGGCGAACTCGGCAATCGGGATCCAGATTATAGAATGCCCGCCCCAGCCAAAGCTGTACCTACACCCACTGATCTTGAATACGAGATAGAAGTTGGACCCGATCTTGGACCCAAGCCTAAACCTGGTCCTGTTAAACGTCCAGACAATCAAGACGGTGCAACTGCTCCTCCTCCAAAAGGTAAAGATGGACGATATCCTTTTGTGACCTCAGGACCAAATAAAGGCAAACGTTGGAGTCCCACAACTCCAGGACCAACTATTCCTGGTGGTGTTGCTACACCTGCTCCTATTAAGACTACAAAACCTGCTACTGCTGCACCTGCTCCTATTAAGCCTACAGAACCTGCTACTGCTGCACCCACTGATACTAAAAACGAGATAGTAGTTGATCCCGATCCTGGACTCAAACCTAACCCTGTTCGTGTTAAAACTCAAGACAATCAAGACAATGCTACTGCTACTCCTGCTATTAAACCGTTCAGGGTCGATGTACGTGGAGTTGGTCGTGGTCTTGAAGAGGCTCCTACATCTACTGATGAAACAGGATTATATATTGACAAAATAACAAAAGAGTTATCACTTCCTATTCCAGAAGAATTGAAAGTAGGTGGAAAATGGACATATGAAAATTTGGTTCAGGAACAAAAAGAAGCTATAGAAAACATCCTCGAGGACGCCGGGTTTGCGTGGCACCGAGCCAGATCATCATGGGAAGCATTGTCGAAATATAGTCCAGCAATACAAAAAAAAGTGTTGGATGCAGTCAACGAAGAAGTTAAACTTGAAAGAAAGAAAAAACTTGAAGATGTTAATGCCTTCAAGGAAGGCAATCCAATACCGGGTTTGATTAAACAACGAAAGATAAAACTTAAACAACTTGAGATAGAAGAAATTCTCCGAGCCCAGGATCTCCGCATCGAGATTGCCAAGGGAGAAAAACTGGGACGGTTATCAATTGAAAGCAAAGATATTAAGAAAAAATTATCTCAATCATCTTCAAGCCCTACAGTTATAGTTAATCAGGAAAATATCACAAAAAAACAGAAGACTGTAGTTGTTAACCCCCAAAGAAAAGAAGAATTGAATCCTACAATGAGAAGATAATATGTCAAAAAGAAATACAAAATCTCAAACCTCTAATTTGATTCGCAAACTTGGTTCCACATCAAGTAAGCCTGTGGCATCAAATCAAATCAAATCAAAGGCTTCAGAATTTCAAATGAAGTTTAACCCGATAAATATTTTCAATTTTATTACCGGAGGTTCTTCTTCTAAGTCTTCTTCTGGAAACTATGGTAACCAATCTTCAGTGCATTCTATTACAGGAAGGAAAGTTGAAACTGCAACTCAAATTCCACAACGTGCTGAGTCTGAGACTGTAGAAACTGGTGGAGATTCCTTAATAAGTTTACTTGCAAAGATGTTCTCTTTCATGCAACGGGCTCGAAAAGATGATATAAAACGTAAAGATACTAATCAAGCATTTTCTGAAGAAAAGATGAGTGAAGAACAGAGGAGACATGAGCAATTTTTAAAAATTCTTAAAGAATACACTTCAATCGGAATAACTAAAATTGAACCTTCATCTGATGATTCTG